TGTGCAGCTGGTGTGCAGTTAAGAGATCAAATTGATACCTGGTATCCAGATCGCCGCTCTACCAGTGATGGGTGGATTGGTGATGCTCGTCATAGCGCCACCAAATCGGATCATAATCCAGACAAATCTGGGGTCGTCCGAGCCATTGATATTGATTCTCGCCTGGATTCATCCGAGCAGATCTCAATATATTTGGCTGACCAAATCAGAGTCTGTGCGAAAACCGATAAGCGTATATCTTACGTAATCCATAATGGCTTTATAGCATCAAGAGTATTTGGTTTTAAGTGGCGTAGGTATCGTGGGATTAACCCACATAAAAAGCACATCCATATTAGCTTTACTAAAGCAGGCGACAAAGACGGCAAAGAGTTTGATATACCACTACTAGGGGGAAAAATATGAAAATAACAAAGAAGCAGAAGGCCATACTAAAATCCTATGCACGTGGAGTATTAGTATCTTTCTTAACATTTTTAGCAAGTAATGAATTAGGTTTAGATCCAGCACTGTCTGTAGTAGTTGCAGCTTTGGCAGGACCAGCAGCTAGGGCTTTAGACAAATCCGATAATGCTTATGGCATCGGTGCTAATGAAAAATGAGTCCAACAGAATGGGCCGGCTTTGGCGCTGGCGTTATGGCCGTGCTATCAGGCGGGCTAATCGGATTACGTTTCTTAGTTAAAGGTTGGTTAAACGAACTACGACCTAATGGTGGATCTAGTATGAAAGATCAGCTAACTAGATTAGAACAGCGTGTCGATGATCTCTTCACTATCATAAGTAAGCGATAATAACAATATGGCTACTAAGCGTAAACCTAAAAAGAAAATGGTGCGTAAGCGCCGTACTACTAAAGAGCCTGTATTAACCAAGTTAGATTATTGGGCTATTGCAGCTAATGAGGTTTACAAAGCCTGCCGTAAAAATGGCATGGATGAATCTACAGCTTTAGCATTTGCTATGGATCGATCAAGTTATCCAGATTGGATAGTAGATACAACAGATCCTATAAGAGATCCCCTAGACGATTATGAGGAAGACGATTAAGCGTTGGCTAATAATCAGCGATTTACAAGTACCATATCATCATGAGCAAGCAGTTAAAAATGTTATTAAGTTGGCAAGACGTGAGAAGTTTGATGAGGTTTTATGTGTTGGTGATGAGATCGATTTTCAAACCATTAGCCGATGGGCTGAGAAAACACCTTTGGCTTATCAGCAGACTATTCACCAGGATCGTGAAGAGTGTAAGCAAATACTGTGGGATCTCGGAGAGTACAGCCGAGAGATGCACATTATCCGCAGTAATCATAGTGATCGCCTATATAACACTTTATTAAAAACACCTGGCTTAATTAGCTTGCCAGAGCTGCAATACCCTAAGTTTATGGGCTTTGCTGAGATGGGCATGACCTACCATAAGACAGCTTATGAATTTCACCCTGGCTGGGTTTTATGCCATGGCGATGAGGGTAGCATGAGCCAGCATGCGGGGATTACTTCATTAAATTTAGCCAAAAAGTATGGCAAATCGGTAATTGCGGGGCATAGCCACAGGTTGGGCATGAGTGCCTATTCAGAGGCCATAGGAAGCCATTACAGGCCTTTATATGGGGTTGAGGTAGGTAACCTTATGAATCGACAGAAAGCCTCTTATTTGCGCTATTCTGCCGCAAATTGGCAGATGGGCTTTGCTATACTAGAAGCCACAGGTAAAAGCCTAACCCCTACCCTAATACCTGTAAACAAAGATGGCTCATTTACAGCGCTTGGCAGGCATTACAGCTAATAACGTTATCAAATCGTTATCAAATAACAGCCCTAAATCATCCACAAAGTCATACACAGATGTAACACTATTGCTATGCCACAAAGCGTGAGCATAGAAAGTAGGGCTACATGTACACAGAGCTTAAAGACTTTGGGTATCTAATTATGTGGGGAGTAGTCGCAGGGTTATTACTTACCTGGGCTATTGGCACATATATAGAAAACATCAAAACTATACATTACTGGCGAGGCCGTAAAGATGGCTGGGATATGCATAGAAGGATGGTCGATAACGATGTCCACAACAACTGAGAAACTATTTGCAGATGCAGTCACACTCATACATGAAAGAGGGATGCATTACGGCCACCCAGCGATCCAAATGGATCGAATTGCCAAGTTATGGTCTGCGTATCTCAATTTCCCGATCACATCAAATCAAGTGGCAAGCTGTATGGCACTGCTCAAACTCAGTCGTAGCGTTGAAAGTCCAGAAATTGACGATCACTATAAAGACGCAGTGGCATATATCGCCATATCGAAGACCTGCCAAGAATATATGCAGGACAAAGACTTTCAGTGGGAGCAATAATGGCATTTAACCTAGATGATTATGAAACAGTTGAAGAGCGATTAGAAAAATGGTGGAAAGATAATGAAGATGGATCTATACAAACAGAACTTATTAATCGCCCGAATTCTAATCCAGATGAATTTGTGTTTGTGGCTCGCTTATACCGAACTACGGCTGATGCGATTCCAGTTGCGACTGGTTGGGCATCGGAGATACGCACTACTTCGAGTTTCAATAAGTTTGCTTGTGAGCTTGCAGAAAGCAGCGCAATTGGTAGGGCTTTGGCAAATTACATCTATTCGAAAAAAGGTGCAAGACCTAGCCGAACAGAAATGCAACGAGTTGCTAATACTTCAAGTGGAGCAGTTTTTACAGTCGAAAACAAACTAGAAGATCCAGTGCAGTGGACTACTACTGATTGGGTTGCAGCTGTACCAGAGCAGCCTAAACCACCTGTAGATTGCTGTGAAAAAGGCATGACCTTACGGACAGGCGTTAGCAAAACAACTAAAAAGCCTTTCTATGGCTATGTATGCCTAGGTAATATCAAAGAACATGCTAAATGGGCATCTCAGACCAGCACAGGCGCTTGGTACTTCAAGGATAAGGAGTAAATGTGTCTAATAAGTTACAAATAATTTATTGGGATTTATTGGAGTACATAATTTGCCCAGTAATTGGACACTCACGAGAATATGATGATTTTCAATGGTGTACTCGGTGTTACAAATCATTCTGGGAAGAATTGGAGTAGATATGGGCTATATCGCTTTTATTAACGGCAGTGGAGTTACCGTCGAAATAGATGACAGCGGTGTGCATCTAGTTAAGTCTGTTATCACATGCGAGATGTGTGGCGATGACAGGGTTTTCAAAGATGGCACATGCTTTCGATGCCATGAATTGATAGCACGTGACTAAATTCAAATGTAATGGGTGCAGTCGTAACACTGAGTTCTTGTGGCTTGACCAGGCAGATATGCCAGATGGGTTCAAGATGTATCAGTGCATGGATTGTGGCTGTGTTGGTGTTAAGAATATAGCTGAGCAGAAAGATGCACCTAAAGATAGCAAGGTTAGTAGATGTAAGAGCTGTGGGGCTTGGCAGTTTGACGCACTGCCTTGCCACACCTGTTTATTGATAGGGGCTTATGGTGCCAACGTATGAATATAGCTGTAATGAATGTGGTACTTATGGGAGTGTGCATAGGACTTACAAAGAGGATGATGGCGGGATGCTTTGCCCTAAATGTGGGCTAGATATGGCACGCATGTATTCAGCACCTGGGATAATCTTAAAAGGTACTGGATTGGTTTCTAAACCTTGATTAAACCATTTAGCTTAGAGCTATACGCTGACAATGATAACGCTAAAGAGTTAGTAATTAAATGGCTTGAAAGTAAGGGCTGCACAGCTTGGGTAAATCCTGACCAATATGGCATAGATCTATTGTTTAAGAATCCAGAGGGTGATTATTACAGCTGTGAAGTTGAGGTGAAGCATAATTGGAAAGGGGCTAAATTCCCTTTTAAGACTATGCATATACCAGCTCGTAAGCTTAAATTCGCTACAGGTAATTCTATATTTGTCATACTAAATATTGAGCGCTCGCATCTAATTATGTTACATGGTGATGATCTACGTAAAGCACCTATTGTGCGTAAAGATACAATTTATACCGAGAACGAGTACTTTATAGAGATAGAGGTAAATAATGAGTGAGGCTGGTTATGATTGTACTTGGATCGATCAATATGAAATACATTGGAGTTGTAAGTTTATTATTGTGAGGTAAATCACTGTCCACATAGTGAGATGATATGGTTATCATGTTTGAAAGGATTAGGTGCTTTATGGTAGGCTCAAAACAGCATTCGCTCTTAAAGCGAAAGGCTGAGCCGCCCAGAGGCTGGCTCGGAAGGTGCTGGCTATTTGGGTCGGCTCTATGCGTTTTACTTGCATCGCTTTTATTAGTAGATGAATCTCATGCAGTACCAAGAGCTACTCATTACAAGCAATATGCATTTATCAAACTACATCATTCATTTACAGAGTTCTATTGTCTTGATGAGCTCTATCACTACGAGTCACGCTGGAATCCAAGCGCTCGCAACGGCTCACACTATGGCATACCACAAGGTAGATCTAAGTACTTGGCTAAGGTAGATGGCTTTAAGCAAGTAGACTGGGGTATCAAGTACAACATGAATAGATATGGTTCAATGTGTAAAGCATTAAATCATTTCAAGACTAAAGGATGGCATTGAGTAAAAGAGCTATAGGTAGTGGCAAGTGGGCGAAGTTGCGCATACAGATCCTCGATCGTGATGGATGGACATGTGTAAGTTGTAACAGGCCAGCACACACAGTGGATCACATCATACCTAGAGTTAAGGGTGGTGACATGTGGAGTCCAGACAACCTACAAAGCATGTGTAAGTCATGTAACAGCGCTAAAGGTGGTCGTTTTTTTAATAGCACGGCGACA